CTGCATCCTCATCAAACATTCGCTCCACTAGGTTTTTCTGTTCCTCAGATATTTGAGCTTCTATAGCTCGCATTTCCCATTCAATCCTTGCCTCATCGCCGATTTTTCCATCCACTGGGCAGTATGTGCCAGCATTTTTCATTGCGATTTTGACTTTTTCGTCACTACATAAAAGAGCCACGCTAGCCACCTTCATTCCAAGGTCATATAATAATCGAGATGCCCTTAGCCTAGAGCAGTCCAAATCTTTCACAGTTTTGCCAGCAGAGATACCTAATATCTGCGTTTGCACTGCACCTGAGATCCCCACGACACATAAATCAGATCCACTTGTACTTACTTGTGGCGAGATAGCTGATGGTGGTGGGCTGTTAATTGTTGTATCCATAGACCCATCAGATATAATCCTGCTTTCTGATCTTATTACATCATCATCTTCAGCATATGCAAAACTGCCAAAAATGATGAAAAATCCAATTATTAATAAACGTAGCATTTCACTTCCGTTCTAATATGCGATCCATCTTTGCGTCGAGTAAATCTAGCCTGCCGAATAATCGGTTCATTGACGCACTGTTATCAGATTTAGTCACATATTCCTCTCGCGTTCTATTCAGCAAAATTTGTATTCTATTTAACTCTAGGACATATCCACGCAAAATAAAACCCACAAAGCCCAGCGCAAATGTGAGCGTGCCACTCCATAAATCAGCCATTTCCATTAATATTTGCCCTGCCATACTCTTAAATCCGCAAATTCGCCTGACGATATTTTTTTCTTAATTACCTCATTAGCCGCGTGATGGTCAGTCCACTTAACACCAGCTTCCCTAAGCCAATTACCAATCATAGCTGGATCGACTTGGCATATGAGCTTATTATCTGATCCAAAAGCGTTTTCCGTATGCTGTCGTGCATATTCTGCATCGCGTAACATTTGGTTGCCATCATGCCTCTGGTGAACAATAATTTGTCCTGTATCAGATATTGTGATATTTTCGCTTATTTTACTATCAGCCATTATTTCTTTTCCCACGCCTCGTTAATATTTGGGGTACTCGGATCATCAGCTTTTAATGTGCCATTTTTATTTCTTGCGCGTTTAACTTGTGACGCGGCTTTTTTTAACACTGTCTCGCCTTGCAGTGCGCCTTTGCGAGATGCGTTGATAGCTTTAACTTCTGCATCAGGTAAATCAATAATGTCGCCTTCTACATGCTTGCCAGCAGAGGTAAATATATTTGAAACTTTTACTGTAACTTTAGCCATTGTTATTCTCCTAAGATAAATGAGGGGAGTTTCCCCCCCTCACTATAATTATTTTATGAAGTTGTGCAATCTGCAACCATGCCGTTTGCCGCTTCTGACTTACATACCAATGTGAGTTCTGTGGTTAGCTGTCTTGTGGAATTATCTCCAGTTTTAGCTAATTCTACATTCTTCATTGGGCGCAATGTTGCCACAGACCATGTATCATCTTGGAATAAGAATACATCGCGTGATCTGTTCTCTCTAGTTGGCACTAGTGATATTTCACCGAATGGAGTTAAGTATATAGAAATTGAGTTTATAACACGCTCATCAGCACCTACCACGTTTGCACGCTGGTTGTTGTTACCAGTGAATGATAATGCTTTATTCATTTGGAAAGCTGATAGGTAACAAGATTTAATTCCTGTTCCGCCATTTTCCCAAATGCCCTGCATTACTGTATCAAAGTTAGCTTGTGTAAAAGCCGCCTGAGTACCATCAGTACGTGCATCTGTACCATCACCAGTAGCGTCTGAACCACCAGATCCTGCAACAGTGTTTGATGTTAACCATGTTGGCGCACCAGCAAGTTCCCTCGCCGCAGTAGCTGAACCAGTTACTTTTGCGTTATTAGCAAACAATGCCTTTTCAATGTCCAATTTCATAGCTTTGCCCATTTTTAATACGGCGTAGCTCATTTCCTTGTCCTTGGCTATTTTTGACAAGCCTTCATCAGTGTCAGAAATCACAACAGCATCTTTAAAGATTTGTGTTCTGTTGTTCAAACGTGTCACAGCAGTTTGCGCTGTAGCTGTAGTAGTATCACCTTCAATATGCTTATTGTCGGCTGATGCTCTCAGCGTATCTGTTGACCATTCATGCAAAGTTGATTTTGCAGTTGTTTTACCAGACTTACTCAAAAATGGAGTTTCGTGAGGTGTTATGTTGTAAATAATATCTTGGATGTCCTGCTTGATACTATTTGCGTTATCATACGAATCGTATGTATTACTAGGTTGCGCCATATTATTGTGTCCTTTCAGAGACTTAGAAGACTAACTTAATGTTAATCATTGTTTAACATCAGGCTCAATGCGTCATCGATTGAACCTGTTTTTGCCAGACGTTTTTGCGCCTGTTTTCGCTGTGCATCTGCACCCATTGCCTTACGTTTTTTGACCCCAGCTTTTACAACTGGCCTAGCGTTTTCACCTTTGGCTTGTGTTGTCTTTCGCTTGGCTACCAGTTCCCGATATTTCCGCGCATCATTTAAAGTTTCGATGTAACGTGCGTCACTTACCATACTCATTTCCTCTTCAGAAAATCCGTAAGCAACACCAGTTTCAACTAGCGCTTTCTTTAATAGATCACCCTTAACAGGATCAACTATTTCTGGGATACGTGTCCTTAACACCTCAGCCTGCTGTTGGAGATACGTCTGATGCGCCTCCGCCTGCTGTTGCTGTTGTCGATGCTGAACACTCTGCATCTGGTACATGCCCTGATCATAGTTAGTCTTAGCCTCGTCGTACTTCATCTTTTCTTGCATGTATCCAATTGGATCATTATCAAAAAGATCTGCATTAGGAGGCGTAGGAGCTACCAATGAGCCGTTCTGCGCCAGATTATGTAATTGCAATGCTTCTGCTTCACGCTTCGCTATTTCGGCTTCTTTCTGCTCAAACTGCTTTCGCACTTGGGCTATTTCTTGAAACCTTTTGTTAATCGCCTTCTGTCCTGCGGCGTCACGTTGTAACTCAGCCTCTGTCCAATATTGCTTTTCTCCGTCTACTGTGACTTCAATCTTGCGTTCTTGGTCAGGCTCAGTGTCATCTGCCTCTGGTTCGTCGTAGTCGATCTCGCTATCATCTTCACTGGATAGCTCTTCAGTGTCATCCAAACTCTCCGCTTCAGCTTCCATTTCTTCAGCTTCGCCGTCGCTCACTGCTTCCACTTGTTCTGTAGTTTCGTCCAAATTTTTCTCCTGAGCTTCTGCTTCAGGATTTATCATCATGCTGTTTACAGCTTCGTCTAGGGTAGTCGATTCCATCGGTGCTACTTCCTTTGTTTATCAAGAATTAACTCTGCCGATATTGCGGCGTCGAGTGTAATTTCAATTTCATTTAAAGCCCTCACTATTGAATGAGCTTCCTCGCGCACATCTACGTCTGATGCACTACTTTCTGCAAAGATCTTCATTTGATCTTTACGAACATTCTCTACAAATCTCTGAAAAGCAGTATCGTTTTTTAAACGTCTGGCCTCTTCAGCCTCTAATCTTATAACTTGCGCCATTATTACATATTTCCTTGTGCAATGCCACCAATCATGCGGTTTTTGTCTTGCTCCGATTTAACTCTGGCAACGTCAACTTTAGTGCCATATTCGCCGTAAATCTTAGCCGCGTCTACCAGTAGATCTTGCGCCATTTGATCACGCTTCAAGTCATCTGCCTGAGCATTCTTTGCCATGTCCATTTGTAATTTGGCGGCGTCTGCCTGCATCTTAGCTTGCACCTTCATTTGCTCTGCCTGCAAGAATGCGGCGTTTGGATCTGGTGCTTGGCCTTGAGCCTCTTGTGCCGCCTGCTGTTGTTGTAGCATTTGCATTTCGATTTCTTCAGTTATAGGTGAAAAATATCTGTCAGCATTTCGTATTCCTGCAACTGCCAATTGGTCAGCTAATGTATTTCGAATATTGGTTAGGCTAACTAATCCATTGTTAGCTCCGTAAGTTTGATACACGAGCTGTTGCATTTGTAATGCTTGGTTAAGTGCAATTGCTTTTTCCTCTTCCCTGCCAGTTCCTAATCCTACGTTAATCATAACGTCCATAGATCCATCCCAAACGCGAGGATCTACTGGCACAAATGATCCATTCATTCGCATCATCTTCTCTTCATCGACATTCTTATGAGTTATCCGCAACATCATGCCAAATAGGTCTTTCATACCATCCGCAAGGTTTCTCACCATAACTTCGACTTGCCCAGCTCCAGCTTGTATTGTGGCTGTCACAGCCGCCTTAGTTGTGGATTGCATTGCATCTGGATCTAACCCCATAGAAGCCCTAGAAACACCTGTTTTGCTCTCTACAAGGCCATCTAGGTAAGTTAATGCGGTTAATGTTTGCCCAGCGTGAAATGGTACTGATAAATCTTGAACCTGACCTATTTGTTGCATTCTTACGATTGAGCCAATTTCATTATTTAACAAATCGTCAATATTCACGCCAGAGGTTACAGCCATTCGTGGATTGTTTGTCATCGCCACGTTGTCTAATATTCCGCGTAATATTGATGTAGCCGCGTCCTGATCATCCATAACTATTTCAGCTAAGGATCTGCCATAAAATGTGTGAGGCTCTGGATCTATCTCAAACTTTGCAAATGGCACTTCATCACATGGTTCAAAATCTAAAACTTTATATTTAGTGCCACCGCACATTATCTTATGTAAAACTGGGATGCCCGAACCGTCTGCATCAATACGCATATATGCCTCAGTAATCGTAACATTCTTCATTGCTGGATCTGATGGATCTTCATCACTAAAGTCTGTGTCATATCCACGTCTAGCAAATTCTTCATTAGATGATGTATCGCCGCCACCCTCAAAACTATCTAATTCAAAGATTTCATCATGGTCAAATCCCATTGCAACAACGTCGCCAGCTCTCATTTCTGTTCTGTGAGCCACCACATATGCATCTTTAATTGTGCGTGCATCTCGACTTATGAAAAATTCCTCTGGTGGCACGCTTTCAATACATAATTCGCCAGTTTCTTTTCGGCGGCTGATCTTTGCGCTGTGAATAGGCATCTGCATTTCCATGCCCATTTCATCAACTTCAATTGACATTTCCATAGAATGCTCAAGCACTGTAACGTCATCGTCATCAATCAAATATGTGTATTCGTCGTCGGATAAATCTGAGAATGTAAATATTTCAGCTTCTGGATATGTCATCCAATATGCTTTAACTATGCCCTGTTTCTTAACTAATGCATCTTGGAACGCATCATTAATTACACGATAACCATTTAATCTAGTAAACTCGTGGTGCATAAATTCTGTGGCTTGATCTGCCATAGCCACATCTTCTGCGCCTCGTGGTATATATTCCACTGGTTTTGCAGTGCTTAGGAAAATACGCATTAAGCTAGGTTTCACAGCACGTACGGTATCACGTACTTTAGTAGCCACTACTTTACTGCGCCCTTTTTCGTGTCCTAGATTAACATGACCATCAAAGTATTCCTGAGCTTTAATTCTATCTTCAGCAATCTCACCCTCAACAAAGGATACAGCCTCGTCTATAGCATCAGAAACTATGCCCTCAATTTCAATCATTGTTTTAGGTTTTAGTTCCATGTTTTTTCCTTAATTAATATCCGCGACCAAAAAAGCCCATAGCCTGTCTTTTCTTTTCTTCTATTAAATTTCTGCTTTCATCAGTTGGAACAACAACTCCCCCAACACCTGAACCTGTAACATTAGGTGGGTTTTTATTACCAGCAAAATTCATTGATTTAACTGCTCTGCCAGCAGAAATAGCTTCAGTTCCACCTTTAATAATTGGCGCGGCTAAAACTGTTTGTGTTAAGCCTTTAGAGGCTAATACTATAGCTAACTTTTGTATTAATCCAGAAACAGATGCGGCTGAATTTGATGAATTAACTGCGCTTCCTGTAGCCCTAGCTGTAACATTTGCAAATTGTGTAATTAGCTTCATTTCGTCTGGATCAAATAACGCCTTTATTGCTTTTTCGTTTTTTTTCATAGCTTCCCAATTTTTTAAGAAGTTCATTCCAGAAAATGTATTTCCATCTGGGGTGGCTTTTTCAGCTTTACCTACTAAATTTAAGAATGCCTCTTGCTTAATTCCATTCCAATTTGCTCTAGGTAATCTCTTTTTAAGTGTTAGTAGATCTCTGGCAATATTGCTGGGTTTCATAAGTTTGCTATTTGATAAACCTAATATATAATTTGCCGCCACCTCTGGAGCTACAGTTAATACCATATCACCATCACGACCACCAGTTTCGGTTAGTGATTTTAGTATACCGCCCTTACTATCCCAAACACTTTTAAATTCGCTATAATTTGAAATAGCCTTATTCCAAGCCGCAACTGCATTTTGATCGCCAGCAATTAGTGCCTCATCCGCGTATTCTAATAGTTTTTGATCAAATAAATCTCTAGCTTTTTGACCAGCTTTTTTGTCAACACGATCACTAATATTATTAAACTGTGTTCGAATTGCAAATAATTGTTTAATATCACCACCCTGAGCCAAGACATCATCAATGTCATCCAATATTGAGTTTGTCATAGGCGTTGTTGACAAGTTAAACTCTTTTCTTATTCCACCCCTTAATGCGTCGCCAAAGTCACCTCGGACAAGACCTAAATCAGCATTACCAGTTTCTCTGGCGGCTGTGTATAAATCGTCTGCTTTTTTACTAGCTTTTGTTTTTAATTTAACCAAGGCGTCTTGAGCCGCCTCACCGCCAAGTCCTGCACTAGCTAAAACAGGATTATTGCCAGCAATCTTTTCCTGTATCTTTGGTATATTTGCTAATATAGCCTGTCTTTGCTTTTCTCTTTGGCCTGTCATTACAGCTTCAGCTAGTGAGCCAGCTCCACCACTAAGAGCGCTATCTTCAAATAATTGGTCTCCCTTTGACGCAGTAATTTGACCTTTGGTCAATGGAATATCTACTGGCAATGAAGATGCCTCAGCTATTCTAGCCGCTTCTTTAGGATCTATATTTGCGTCAACTTGAGCTTTCATTGCTATTGCTAGTTCTTTGGTAACTCCATCAGGATCAATTCCAGCCTTTATTAGCATTGCTTCAATTTGTGGATTTAATTTTCCGTCGCTACCAATAACAGATTGTGGGCTTTTCTTAAATGCCTTACCGACATACTGCAATAATTCCCCAGCTTTTGCGCCTAATGCGCCACCGAAACCACCATATAATAAATCTGAATATTTGTATTGATCGCCAGTTAGTGCAGAGCTTGCCCCTTCAATTAGGCCAGCTTCAGTTGTACCAATTGTAGCTCCACCTAATACGCCACTTGTCGGCAAACCTATTGTCTTTAAAGCCTTACCAATGCCAGTTGCTGTTGCAACTGCTCCAGCGCCAATCATAGCGTCAGTTGCATCTAAGCCAGCAGGGTTTGGATAAAATCTGTTAAATTGCCCAGTTTCTTTTCCATCACGAAAAACTGGCGCTGTAACAACTAAATTGCCATATTGATCTTTATCAAATGTAGCGTTTGGCAATATCTTTTTTATGCCCATTTCTAGTCGATCATCACTTGCAGTAGTGGAAAGCAGTGCAACCATTTGCCTGCTTTTATCAGCAGGCAAGCCCAACTTTGCGTTAAACGCTGTCGGAATAAAATCTTCACGCTGTCCGCCCTTGAACCAATCAACAGTCTTTTCGACCATTCCTTTTGGTGGCTCTAAAGTTTTTAATGCCGCTATAATATCTGCCTCAGAAGTGCCATCTGGAAAATAAACTGGCTCGTCACGGCCTTTTACTTTAATTTCTATCATTGTGTTTCAAATTTTCCTGTTTCTGGATTCCATACAGTTATTGGCTCTCTGCCTTCTTGATTTTTGTAAGTGCTTAATATGGCCTGCACTTGAGCTGGAATTTGCATGTTATCTTCTAGCTCTGCAATCCTACGATTAATTTCCTGCATGTTTTCTGAGGTCATATCACCCAATGCAAATTCACCAATTATTCTGGCTCTATCAATATTAAACTGAGCTTTTGACTGCATGACAGCAACAATTGCCATATTTGCTTCTGGCGTTTGTCTCAAGCTACCCAATGAGTTTAACATAGCGGCAAATTCTATATCTGATGTAGAGCCTGATCCCTCAACACGCAAGCTGGGAGCTAATCGTTTAATTATAGCGTCCCTGACAGATGCTACATCAGATAGCTCAGGGAACATTTCTGCAATCCTACCTTTAATAGCACCGCTTGTTTGCATTGGTGCAAGTTCTTGTAATATATTTAAATCAATCAACTGCTGTGAAGATGACCCACCAGCCGCGTATTGATCCGCCAAAGTAGTACCCATTTTTTCTTTAAGTTTTTTACCTAAAGTGCTTTCCATGTTGCCAGTGTTTATCGTAGTACCAGATTTAATTTGAGCCAACGCCTCTTCATGGCTCATTCCTCTTTCTCTCATAAACTTATAATTTTTCATTAAGTTTGTGCTGTCGTCTTTTGGCGCTTTTAATCTGTTTGCCGCTATTGCAGATAATATGTTGCCAGCCGCGCTTGGGTTAGCTTCAATTATTGCCGCCATGTCAGCCATGCCATTAGCTTTTAAATATTCAATTGTCTTATTAACATTTCCAGCTTTTAATCTTTGCTCGCCCCTCGCCCTAATGGCATCACCACCTCTTAGCTCAGGTAAAATCAATGCGTCTAAACTTGCCGCAAAATTTTCCATTCCTGATAAACCAGTAACATCTGACGTTCTAGTCATGCGATCCATTATGCCAGCTAAACCAGTTTTTGGCTGTGGCTGTGCCTGCATTTGACCTTGATTTGAATTAACGGCTGGAACAACTGCATTATTTTGCACTGGGTACATTGTATTCATGCCAATAGATTGTGGCGTACCTTGTGGAAATCCAATGCCTGTATTGGCTTGCACTGGGTACATCTTTTCCAATTCTAATTCTTGCAGTGTCTTATTTGGAAATCCGATCATCTGTTTCTTGCCCCCATTACATTAGCTCCGAGCTGTAAGTAGTTGAAAAGGCCAGGATTCATGCTGTTTGTTGTGGTAGATTGATTAGGTGTTGAGCCTAACGCCGCCAATGGCGCAGATAGTGCTTGCATTGGTGAGCCAGTGTACCCTGCATATTGAGCCTTAGCCGCATCAATAAGTGCCTGTTGCATTCCCTGTTGTAGAATACCTTGTTGCGCTTGCTGATTTTGGATTGCTTGACCAGTGCCAAATGCCTGCTGACCTAATGCACCCATTTGATTTGCCGCTTGCAATCTCGCCTGATTAGCTCCAGATAACGCATTCTGGTTTGCCACTTGAGCAGACATTGCATTGGTTGCGCCGTACTGATTTGCCTGATTTAATGCCGCCATGTTTGATAAAGCCATCTGGTTAGATGCGCCTGAGCCAAATTGAGCCGCTTGGTTTTGCGCCCCCATGTTAGCCGCCGCCGCTTGATTTGCGGCTGTTGCACCAAATTGACCAGCTTGATTTAATGCGTTTTGATTTGCAATATTTGACTGCTGACCAAATCCAGCAGTAGTTGTGCCAGCCGCTAGATTTGCATTCTGGTTAGCTAATGCCGCTTGTTGGGCTGTTCCTATGTCCTGCATAGCCATCTGCTGTGCTTGCGTGTATCCAGCTTGTCTAAGGCCAGATGCAGTTCTTGCCGCCTGATCAGCGAATGCACGATTTGTTTCAGCTTCAGCAATGCCCTGACGAGATCCGCCAAATGCATTCGCAGATGTTGCTTGAGCGCCTAATTGGTTTTGAGCCATTAATCTTGATCGCTCAATGTCTTGCAGTGACTGATCTACAACTTGGCTCTCGTATGGATTTGTGTATGCGCCTAGATTAGTATTTGCTAATTGACCAGCTTGCACGTTTTGAGCTGTAACTGTCGGAGATTGCCCGATGGTGGACGCCCCATAATTTGCGCTGGTCATTGCGCTTGGATTGTATCCAGTAGCAGTCGCACTTGCCGCATTATATGAAGTTGGCCTTATAGCTGTTGGCGCAAAATTCATTGCCTGCTGTGTGCCTTGCATCGCCTGCTGTAATCCGCCAGCCGCCGCTTGATTTACGTTAAAACCGCCCTGCGGTTTGATTTGTCCACCACCAGCCATGTTAAGCCTCTTTTCTTTTATAATTTGTCATCTTATTCATTCCAGCCTGTCGTTGACGCCGCTTTACCAGCCGCCTTAGTAAACTGCGCCCTATTTGTATCGACCTGTTTCTGCTGATCTCTATCATTTTTTCGCTTTTGCTCTTCTTGTGCCTTTTGTGCCTGCTTGAGACGTTTCGCCATTTGTGCTGTCTGCATATCAACCCCAGTTTCTGGGCTTATACCAGATATTAATGCCGCCCCAGCGTTTGCAAAAACAGATGGTATTCCTGTCAAATTGGACATTTGACCACTCATCAACGATCCACCATATGAACCACCAACATTGTCTGGGCGAGCTACTCTATTTCCGCTTGCGTCTTCATATGTCCCTTGTAAAAAATAACCATTTGAAGGATTTGCAAAAGTTGTAGGTACAATATTGGAAATATTTCTAAGGCCATCCATCATGCCCATATTAGCAGAGCCTCTAAAATTCATAGCTAAATCTTCTTGAGCCATTCGCTGTTCGGCAGTCATGTTATTCATTTGTTCAGCAGTCATGTTATTACCAATCGTATCACGTTGATAATTATAATTTGGCGCTATTGTGTTTGATAAAGAGTTGATTTCATCTGGGCTTAAATTAGAGCTATATGCAATCATATTTGCCCTTTGTTCATCAATTTGACGTTGTTGATCTCTTTCTTTTCTGTTGTTCTGAGCAAATAATTCAGCTTCCGTTAAATCTGGTTGCAACATATTCCCAAGATCTCCATTTATTGGTGCGCTTGGCATACGGAATATTGGCGGCGCTAAATTTGGATCATACCCTTCTTTATATTGTGACTGTGGATTACCAGTAATATTAATGCCGCCAAGATCGCCACTCATTGGAGCTGGGTAATATGAGCTGTTAGCTCCATAGTCTGTGGTATTAGCTCTGAAGCTAGGGTTTTGACCTTGCATTTCTAAACTAACGCCACTTCCAATTCCAGCATTATATGGATCATTGTATGAAAATCCAGCATTAGGGTTTACAAAAAAACTATCAATTGCCGCTTTTTGGTTTGGTCTAAAATAACCTAATGTATCCACTGCATCTTGGAACATTGGAGCTGATGAATAACCTGTCACACCATTTGCGTAAGTTTGTGGCGCACCCATGTTGCCCATAATATCAGTACCGCTTGTCGGTGTAGCCATGCCAAATGCATTTGCAGTATCAGCCGTATTCTGAAAAGACGCCTGTTGCATCGGATTGAATGCCGCAACATCTGCGCCGTAGTATGGTGTATAACCAACTTGGGATATTAAATCTGCTTTTGCTAAATTAGCTTTTGCCGCATTTTCAATATATTCTGGTACTGTTACCTCTGATGTGGTTGAACCACCTTTGCCGCCTGACATTATGTTAACTCCTTAATATACGACGAATGAAGCTGATCCCAGCCATGATCCGATAGTGGTTTTTTCCATCCAGCGCGACCTGTCATCGTCAATGCTGAACACCCTTGAGCCTTTGCCCAATTAATTACGTCAGTGTGCATGTCCATTATCTGATCCAACTCGCCGCCGCCAAGGAAAATATTTAAATGCTTCAAATTAGGATATAACACAATTTCTGACACTATGCACCCCCTTGGTGTAGGCCAAAGTTGCATTGTGCCTGACTTAATACCTTCTACTACATGAATAAAATCGTGAGTGCCGCCAGAATACTCTAATGCGGCTTCGATCCATTCCCTGCAATTTTCGATTAATTCATCAATTACCATGAACCACCTGTCAATGTTACGCGCTTCCAAATGTGAGCTGACCCATCGTGAGCCGCAGTGCATACATAAATATATGATGCATCCCAAGATATTAATCCAGCCTTATCGCCAGCTACACCCACACTAGATGCAGGGATTGCATTCTTTAATATAATTTCACGAAAAGCACCCGATCTACTTATAATTGGGTATAGGTTTACCCTGTCCCACATAAGAGTAGCGTCATCAGATGCGTTTTCTTCGCCGTTCTGTTGAACCAATGCGGATCGAGTTTGTGATAAGTGCTGAACAAGCCTTCTACCCCATGTGCGCCAATCATTGCCAATAACGTCTGGAGCTTTTTGTGGCTGTTCGCTCATCTCGCCCCACCAGCCGTAACATTAAGTCTATTTATACCAACACGCCAATCACCTAATGAATTTGCGTCTATTCTTAATTTAACTTGCCTGCCTGTAAACCGCAGAGATGTTGGATTAGACATTGAAAATGCGCCATAGGAGCGTTCAGTTCCATTTGGATAGAACCTTGTTTTAAATGTGACTGTCACGTCGCCTTGCGTCTTTTCATCTGGGATCATTTCAGTGACAGACATTACGCTCTCGCCAGTGCCTAGCGCAATTGATCCGCTTTCAGCAAATGGTGTAAGTGAGCCATAATCAAAGCCAACTTCATGCTCGTATAACTTGTTGTTTTCTGCACTTGCCCATATTGGTTGTCGGTATGTACCCATATCATAACCAGCAGTTCTGCCTAGTTCGCCAATATACCAAGTATTCTCAACATAATTATAAACGCAATATCTGTCATTTTCTACAGATGATCCAGATGGATAAAACCAGAATATCTCGCCGTATGTGCTGTTTGTCACTGCAAAAGTTTTTGATATTTGTGCGCGGTTTATATCGGAGAATACATAGTCTGATATTTCGCTTTCGATTTGTTGCACTGCGCCGCCTGCGTATGCATAGAATGAGTGATTACCCATCCAGAACGCACCTTTATCAACTGATGCTATGGCTTTGTTTGCTATTAATCCGCAACTAGCTCCAACACGCTCGATGCCATAAACATATGGCGCTCCAATGTAATTGGCTACATGGGCGTCCATGCTTGTTAATATTAAAGTTTGGCCTTGCACACGTATGCCAGCCATAATTCTGCCGCTTGTGTTTAGCTCTAAATCACCAGCTTCATTTGTTGCGGCTGGCGTCCATGTGGAGCTATCTTCCCTATCACACCATTGCACCTTACGCTGATTGCCACCAGCTCCTAATGCAAACAAAAATCTTTCTTCAGTTACAACGATACTTTCATTGTTTGTTGGTGCATTCGCCAATACTGCGGCTGGCGTAGAATTATTTATTTGCCACTCATAAATTTTTCCATCGTCCTCATTGCAGGCGACAAGGTATTCACCCCATGTATCTAATGACCACGTTGTTGCAGGCTGTATTCGCGCTGTATCTGGGCGAGCTACGCCGTAGGCATATTGACCAAAATAACTGCCCCCATATCCTGTAAATGCCTCGGCGTCCTCACGTCCAGCAGTCAATCCAACTGGCGTTATGTCGTGGCGAACACCCTGAGATGTCCAAGTATAAAGTTTGTTATATGTGCCGCCAGCAATGTAACGATCTTGGTCATTTGCAATCCAAGTAATTAAACCACGAATTTTAGCATTAGCCGCCGTATCTGATCTAGTACGCCAGCCACCCATCGGACGCATTGTGCCGTCAACCCAGCGAATTAAATTGGCGTCACGCCAGCGCCCAGATGCTTGTAATTCAGTACCATTTCGGTAAATGCCAGCAGGGATGTCTAATGGTATTAGTGGCATATAAACCTCTTAGCCTAAGTTGTTGCGACTATAACACATTTTTACCCATGTTAACAATATATGTTACATTACATTAAGTTTCTTCATTTTCTTTAAATTTAGAAATAATTGGAGCGTGAATTTCTTCGAGTAATTCTCGTATAACTGCTTTTCGTGCAAATTCTTTTTGTTGTATTTCAAATGTAGCAATTTGGATTTTATTTGATAAATCTCGAATATGTGCAGTTAGTGATTTTTGAATATCAGTAAACTCATTAACATTATATTTAATGCTATCAATTGTTATTGTGTTTTCTTTTTGGTCTTCCATTGCATTTTCTCCTATTTGCTTCTCTTATGCCAAAATAATGATTTATACCTATCATAAAATTTAGTGCTTAATATATTGTTTGTTTTAATCAATTGATTATGATTTTGCAATTGTACTTTCATTTTATATTTTTTTCTTTTGAAAGGTATTATGTGTATAATTGGCGTGCCTCTAGGTATTACAAATTCTCCAATTTCTTTTCCTGTCCATACAAAAGGAAAATTTATGTTATTATAGTAAGTGTCACTGTCTACCACAGCCTCTATTAATGCAATTTCATTAGACCAATTATTAGAAGGATTTTTTATTTGTATGGAATATCCCTTAGAAGTTTTTATAATCCAAGGGTTTATTAATTTTTGCAAAACTTGTCCAAATTTAAATTTCTTTAAATCACATAAATCACCTACTTGATCCCATGCGTGACCATCCATTAAAATACCTTCATCGCCATTCAAGTCAAACTCAGACATAGTAAAGCAAATACCTAAATCTTTTTTTTCTTTGTAAGAAACTAACGTGTGGTTTATATCTTCTGGCATTGTTCCAAGTAAATCTTCTGGGTGCAATGAACCGCTAGTATAAACAACTTCGCCTTTTGCATTTTTAAAATCATACGCTTTATACACTTTTATCTGCAAATCAGCCCATAAAGGTATAATAAAACCCTGAGTAACTGCATCTAAAACTGGAATGCACCTTTTTACTGTACCAGCCTCTACAAGTTCTTTTTTTTCGACTGTAGGTTTTATTTTTTTAAACCATTCTGGCATTGCTTTATTTGCAAAAACAGGATGTGGTAAGCTATCGTATAATTCTAAACGTGTATCAAAAGTTATCAGTGGGTCTTTTCTTAAAACCCACTGATAAATTTTATTTATAAACATTAATTTACCTCAAATTAAATTTAAATCCTTATCAAACATTGATAACCTAATTGGCCTAGATGCGCTAGGTGTTGTCGGGTAATCCAACCAAGATGTTCTCCAAGCTGTTAATTCGCTCAATTCAGCAGATGATAAACTGTCATACCAAATAGAGTTCATTTTATCTAGTGTATGAAAAAATTCTTCTCGCCTATCGTTTCGCCTTTCTTCATCTTGTGTTAATACTGTTCCAGTATATTCTGGCTCAACGTAAGTTGTTGGAGTATTACCAGCATCTAACCACGCTTGGCATAGATTGTTGTTAGCTTGGTTAACCTCGTCTGTTCTATCACTAAATAATGTTTCAACGTCTGTAAAACCTTCACAATTTGTCATAAAACCAATTTGGCTATGGTCTTCCATTAAATATCTTGCGCTTAATACTTCTATAATTTTTAATGTCATAATGTATGATACCTCGATGTTACGCCGCCATTTCCAGAATAAACTGCGTTTCCGCCAGCCGCTATTTGACCAACCCACCAGCCGCCTACATGACTTTGAGCGCCTGAGCCAGTAGTTTGATAACCAGAACCCATAGTGGCATAAAATTGGTTGGGATTATTCTTTGAAACTTGAGAAATACCATGTGAACCAGCACCATTTATTGTTAAATTGCCATAGCCACTGGTATTATTTCCATTTCCTCCAGTTCCAGCCTTAGAATATAACCATATCCCATTTGTTCCACCAGATACTGTAGTTGCAGTTGTGTTAGTCCATGAATTATCGCTAAATACAATAGATGCACCGCCTGATGGATCTGACCAGACTGCCGTTCCAGATGAAGAATACACAAGAATTTGACCAGATGCACCACCTGATGGGATGTGTTTATTCCCTGCACTTGTTGGGTGTGAGTAGTTGTTCGCTGAAGTTGCTATGCCGTTTAGCTTTGTATGGTCGGCTGACGTAAAATTAATCTGGGTTAAACCGCCATCACCAACTGAGTAAGTTGTGTTAGTATCCGTTGGAGTAGCCCAAGTAAATGTACCATCTCCATCTGAGCGTAAAAATTGAGAAGTTGTACCATTTCCCGTTACTTTAAGATTACCTGCATCTACAACATCATTAGCTATAGTTAAAGAGCCAGAGCCTGTAACCTCTCCAGTGTGGGTAGCATTAGACGTTGAGTTATTAGCGTCAGTTGCACCAGTGTAGCCTAAATTAGCTAAAGTAAGTGTTCTGGTAGCTACTGTAGCGTTTGCGTCAGTAACGTGACCCAGTGTATCTGTTGTAATGTTTAAATCTAAATCAGATATAATTACAGCACCTGTCAATGCGCCTGTATCAATAGACGCATCATCGCCTGCATATGTTGGGTGTGAATAATTGTTAGCGCTTGTTGCTATTCCATCTAACTTAGTGCCATCCGCCGCAACATCACGACCATCAACAGTACCGCCAACTGTAATATTTCCAGTTGCGCTTATTGTTGTCCCTGCAATAGTTGACGCAGAGTTTGCACCAATTGGCGTCCCATCAATCGATCCAGAGTTAATATCAATACCAGTGATAGGCGTCGTACCATCTAACAGATTATCGACGTTATCTAAGTTGGTATTTATTTTTGTACCCCAAGTATCCTCGGATGCTCCAACCTCTGGTTTTACCAGACTGTATGTGGTTGTTGTAGTATCTGCCATGTTAAACTCCTATAGTTGGCCTTGCGACCTAATATCATTCAGCGATGTATGTGAAAGACGCAAGTTAGGCGCTGATCGCATACTGCCACAAAAATGCTTTAATTGCAACATCATGCGGCTGTCCATATTTCTGTTACTTTTGGTACTGTCTGCCATGTTTCTGTTGCGTCTGGTAAGTCTTCCCATTTTTCAATTGCACTTGCCGAAAATGCAGATGTAATGTCTATTATTGTACTAGCTGATTTACTAATAGACCCACTTGTAACTGCAATTAATTCGCAATTTACGATACAACTACCCACTGTTGTTCTTGCTCCAATTGCAGAAACTGACAATAGTAAGGGGATAGAAGCCGCAGTGCTTTGTAATCTAACAAAACTTATTGAACCGCTTAAAGCTGTAGATATAGCAGAGCCAGATTGATGTATTTTTAACCCAGATGCAGTTGCCGTTGAGCTGGCGGAAGTTGTTGAAGAACCTAGTAATATTTTTTTAGCAGAAGGCGCAACTGTAAGATTTGCTGGTAATGTTGCGGATGTTTGCTGTATTAATTCAGCGCTTGAAATTACAGAAGAAATGGTTGCTGTTATTAAAGACGCTACTCGAACACGCTTGCCTGCTGATGCAGTAGATGAAATTGTTGAAACAGATATTGCAGAACCACGAACACGATTAAATCCAACGCCTGTTACAGTTGTCGTCGATATGTTTGAGCTGTTGTTAAACTCTACATTCGGAACAGTAGATAACGATAAATTTGTATTAACTGTAGAGCTATCATTTTGCACTCTATTTGCAGTAGTTGTAGAAGATAGGTTTGCGGATATTAAACAACTGCTTGTTCTATCTCTATCTGCATCTGCCGACGTTGATAAAATTGTAAATATAGCAGAGCCAGATTGATGTATTTTTAACCCAGAAGATGCAACACTTGATGTCGCTGATACTGTAGCAGATGCATTTTGCTCTCGTATGCATGAGGCACTAACGCTAGATGTCGCTGATACTGTAGCGGATGCAAGGCGTTTTCTTATACATGAGGCACTAACGCTA